TTGTTCCTTCTGCCCCAGTTTTACCAGAAGCAGATGCTTTTGGTTTTACCTTAACATTTCCACCAAATCTAAAGTATTTGTCTGCATAAGGTGCGGAATCAATTGATCCTTTTCCTGGTGGTGCATACTCAAAGTGTAAATGGGGGCCAGTTGACCTTCCAGTGCTACCAACATAACCAATAACTGTTCCTGGTTCAATTGCTTGACCCGTTTTTACATTTGCAGGTTTATTTAAGTGTAGATATCTAGTCATTGAACCATCTGTGTGATTTATTTCAACAAAATTTCCACCACCATCAGACCATCCAGCATACTTTACCTTTCCTGGTTGAATTACACTAATTGGAGTTCCAGTTGGTTCACCATAATCGGTTCCGTAATGTTGTCTTCCCCATCTCCAACCATAACTACTTGTAATAATTGATTTACTTGGGAGTTTTCCCCCTGTTGCAGTCACATCTTGATATTCTCCAGTGCCTTCGGTTCCTGAAATTTCTGGCATTTGTTCTCCATATTCTAAAGGCATTCCCTCTTGACCAGATGCTGCTGCAGCAGCATTTACCATTGATGCAAATGAACCATGGACGAACTTTTCAAATTTTTTAATTGCATCCTCAAAACCTTCAGTTAATCCATCATAAGAACCTTTTGATGCTTCTGCTTTTTGTTTTGCTTCTTGTGTTTTTATTTTTTCTTCTTGTTTCTGTGCGAATGTCTTTTCTCCAGTTTCATATGCTCTATCACCCAACCATCCACCTGCCATTCCACCAACAGCACTTCCAATAACAAATCCAAGTCCAGGAATTGGAATAAGTGCCTGTCCTATTGCACCACCCAATAAACCACCAGCCAAACTACCACCTGCACCTGCTGCTGCTTTACCAACAGATTCTCCTTCCTTAAGACCAGTAGCAAAATCAAGTCCAGCAAAAACTGCATTCAGAATTCCAATAGAACGTAGTCCACCAAATTTTAATGTTGGTCCCTTAACAGTTGGTTTTGGTGGTTTACCTGCTGGTTTTTGGGGTTTACCTGATTTTCCCCCAGAAGGGAACATATTTCCCAAAAATCCAGCAACATCCATTGCACCGGATGCCAAACTGTTTAATAATCCACCAGGAGAACCAAAATTACTAGCAATGTTTAAATTTGCAAGTGCTTTTATCTTTCTTTTCTCTGGTAGTTTTAGTCTATCTAATTCTGCCTTTTCTGTAGCAATAAATGAAGAAAATGATTTAAACTCATTCACAAACCTAGGCAAAGATCTCTTTGACCTAGAATTTAGAGAGACAATATTATTTGCTACAGATATTAGTGGTGATGAGAGTGATTTTGCCATTATCCGTCAACAATATTATAGACTATTTTTGAATAAAGAACTAAGAAATTATCAGGATCTGAGGATGGTATATATGGAATCTGTGGACCCGAAGCACCAGGTCTTGTTGGTGCTGGAATTGGACCAGATTGTTTCTGTTGTCCTCCACCGGTATTACCACCAGAAAGATCTAACGGGAGAGTAGTAATTTTTGGTGCTTCTGTTTGTGATGGTGGTGGTTGAGAAACTGTCTGGGCTGCCAATTTTAATTCTTCTTTTTTCTGTGGTGATAACATCCATTCAGGAAGATCTTCTCCACCGACCCCTGGCCTTTCCTTTGCTTTTACATTTCCTCTTGCTTCTTTAAGGTTCTCGGCATAAAGTCTACCAGTTCTACCTAAAGATCCACCTTGTCCGTAATACTCACTCAATCCTGCCCATTCTTTTCCTAGAATTTTAAAATCAGCAGCAGTCAATTCTTTGCTTACATCAATTCCTCTTTTTTTCTTAGCAAGGTATAGAATCATTTGGTTTTGCAATTCTGGGGTGAACTTAACTTTATTTGGGTCCATCCCCATTGCACGGACGATTTGTTCTGGGTATAAGAATTGTCCTGCCCCAACAGCTGCCGACTTTCCTCCCTTCCATCTTCCTTTTCCTTCAGCCAAAAACTTTTCTTGAAGTTGTTTAACTTCCATTACTGTTTTTGTTGATAAATCTCCACCGTACTGACTTCCACCAAAGAATGTATTATAACCTTGCGATCCAGCAGTTCCTTCTGCTTCTCTTACTGTGGCAATAAATGCCTTTTCCTCTGGAGTATCTGCTGTTATATCTCCCGCATTAACTCCTCCAGAAGTTCCCGATTTCACACTTCCAGGAGATTTACCTCCACCTCTTTGTCCTCCTCCACCTTTTTGCGATGATTTGGATGACGCACTTCCCTGCGAACCAGATTTGGCACTTTCACCTCCTTTAACCATCTCATCAACTGCACTAGCAAATCTAGAGATTAGAGTAGAAAATGTATCTAATATTTGTCCTGGAATAGATTGTTCTGTTTGTACTGGTTCGACTTGATTCCTAGATCCTGCAAGTGCATTTATTGCTGCTCCTCCTGCTGCCAACCCACCAAGACCCAATCCAAGCATCCCCAATTTGCCCTTCATTCCTCTAGCACCTTTGGGAAGAGTTTGCTTCATCCCAGATTTTGGAACATTTACATCTATATTCAATCCAGAAGAACTTCCAGGTCCTGCTGTTGGAAGACTAGATAACTGATTGACTATTTTTATAATTGTACTTCTAATTAATTTTGCTACCTCAAAACTTTCGGTAAAAGATTCTTTTAGTGAAACTAAATTACTTCTTAAGGTATCAATATTTCTTCTATCACCAAAGAATTTTATAAAGTCAATTGCAGTTCGATATAACTGTATAAAATTGGTAAGGAGATTATTTGGTCTTGCTGAATCTATTTCACCTACCCTTTTTCTGTAATCTTCACTTATTTTTTCAACAATATTTGTTGTTTGTGTTTGTATTCTTTCTACTGTAGTTTGTAGTTGTGTTATTTGATTATTTTGTGTCTCTGTTCTTAACTGTTGTACTTCTCTTATTACTCCACCTTCTACCTGCTGTATCTTAGCATCAGTATTTTGATTAATTATATTTGTGGCACTTCGAATTGAATTGTCTACCTGATTTAAAATGTTCGAAGATATTGTATTTACGATTGAATTAATATCTGGTATTACTGGTTTTACTGCTGCCCTTTCAAAACCAACAATCTTATTTGCTGCATTTGATACCACTGAAGTACCAAGTGGACTTCCACCAGAAATAAAATTCTGAAAAGATTGAGTACTTGTTGGTCTATTTCCAACAATTGCTTGTGGATTAATAGCAGGACTAATTGCTGGCATTTGCTTGCTGTTGTTTCAGTTTTTCGTCTTCAATATGCTGTCTCAATAGTGCTAAGTAAATATCCCTTTCCCAGGGCATCATATTTTCAATCTCCGTCAAAGAATATTTATGGAACTGCATTAGGGCAAAATTAATTTTAAAATATGACTCAAGTTCCATATGAGCCATAATTAACCGAAAAAACTTGTTAGACCCTCCAATACCACAGTATTTTCTACTTTTGTTTTTGGATTAACTACCTTTATAGTATGTGAGAGTTTTGGCATGGTTTCAAAGAATTGCTCTATTTTTTTAAATTGTGATGAATTCATACTTTCAATAAATTCAATCAATTCTTTTTTAGTGCAATCTGATGCAGCCCAAGACTCATCATTACTGAATATTGCTTCTATGCAGGAAGAAATAATATCAAAAGATTTTTCGATATTTGACTCACTCTGAACAGTACTAAAATCAAAATTATTCTTGATAAATTGTTCTAATGAAGGGTATTTCATTCTTAGAACTAACTTGTCATCAAGTTTAATATCCTTCATATGTTCTGGATCTTTTTGTACCTTTACTTCATCAATATACACAGTAACAGGAACTTGAGTTTCTCCATCATCATAGCAAGTAACAATTAGATCAATACTTTCACCAACAGATTTTCCTCTAACATTCAGGAAAACATATTCAATATCAAAAGTTGGGAGTTCTTCAACCTTAATTCCTTTAGTTAAAATACACTCTTTCAATACTTGCTTAATTGCATTAGTGATTTGTTTTGTATCCTGACTTTCTAATGCAAGAATTAAAACCTTTTCCTCTTTTACTAAAAATGGTCTATATTTTATTGTTTTTCCTGTAGATGGCAATTCCAACTCATATGTTGGTGTAGAAATACTTGGTAATGGCATAATGTCCTATAAAATTCAGTTGAAAATATTTATGAGTACGTAAATAAATTTAAATTACCACCACTCTTTTCAGTGACATATCTAGTATAATTGAAAGTGATAGTACTTTTTGTTATTGTGCTTCCTTCGTATGAAACTGGAATCGCAGTAATATTAGTTGGAAATGCATCGATCATTCTATATGTCAATAATGGAGGAAATCCAACTTTATTCAGACCAACTCTAAAATTCCTTTCAAATTTTGTGATTGATATAATTCTCTTATATTTTTCTGGATATCTAAATCTAAAAAAGTTCTGAGAACCTTTGGCATTTCCTTGTCCAGAACTTGATGTATTAAGAAGTCCACTATCATCGTAAACTGGATTAATATAATTCATCCACTCTTCAAATAATCTAAGTATTCTATAATCATTATCAACATAAAATGTCATAGTAAAATCTGGATATATTCTTCTTGTTGGAAATCTTTCTATTACTCCTTGACGACTTCCAACTTCCTCTGCCATATCAAATGTAGCACCAGGTAGAGCAGCTTCAGCACAGAAAAAATCGTAATATGTATTTGAAGTAGGATCTAAAGTCAATCCAGCACTAGCAAGCCACCCCAAAAGATTTGAATCTTCACCTTGAGAATTATTCAAATGTAGAGATACTTTAAATTGACTTGAGACTGATAAATTTCCAAAAATATCTCTGGCACCTCTAAGATTATTAACACCATTTCCAGGAAGACCATTAGGTGTTGTAATTGTTGTATAAAGCGGTCCTATATTAGGAAGTCCACTTGGTTGATCTGCCATAGAATAAATATTTTTTAAGATATTATCTATACTATGTATGCCACATAAAGACGATTCTGGATATAGACAAGGAAAATTTAGACCATCAAAACCAGAAAAGTATAAAGGTGATCCAACAAATATAGTATATAGATCATCATATGAATTAAAATTTATGCAATATTGTGATCTTACTGAAAGTGTGAACGAATGGAGATCTGAAGAATTTTTTATACCGTATATTTCACCAATAGATAATAAAGTTCATCGTTATTTTCCTGATTTTTTTGTTAAATATAAAGACAAAAATGGTGTTGGTAGAACTTTAGTAGTTGAAATAAAACCACAAAAAGATTTAAATATGCCAGAACAAAACCCCAAAAGAAAAACCAAATCTTGGGCATATAAAGTAAAGACATGGGCAATAAATCAAGCAAAATGGAAAGCAGCAAAAGAATTTTGTGCAGATAGAAAGTGGGAATTTAGAATACTAACAGAAAAAGAATTAGGAATACCAGTAAAATGATCTCAGAAGAAATAAGAAAAAAAGCAGGAAAACGATTTTTTGGATCTAATTGGTGGACAAATCAATTAATGAATGAGCTTAGAAATTATCAATATAAAAATATTAGTGAATTAGATACTAATTTCATAGTTCCTGGTGATTTAGTATTTTTCTTATATTCTGCAAAATATCCTCAAAAATATGAATGGTGGGATCAACATCCACTATCCTATATAATTGAAGTAAATCCAAGAGAAGGAAGTTTTATAGGAGCAAATCTACATTACTTAAATCCACAATACAGGGGTGGAGTAGCAAAATCTCTAATAAATAAATCAGGTATTTCTAATGCACCGAAAAAGACATTACACAAATATCTTTTTTCTGGTGTAATGACTGAAATGTTTAAAGTCCCTAAAAATGATTGGGTTGGAGTTTCGTTATTGCCAACAGAGAAATTTGTAGATAAGAAAGGACAACCAGTATCCAAATATAAAGTCTGGGACGCACCATAATGGCAGAATTAACAGTAAAAGAAAATATATTAACCACAGATTCTAGGCTGCCAAATGCCCCATGCTTAGCATATGATTATAATTTAGTATATGATCCAGATACAGGGGAAAGTTATGTAGTAAGACAAGTTGGAACAGGAGGAAATATTACAAAACCATCAAAAAATTCACAGTGCGATTATATATTTTCTAATGGTGCATTCACGCAAGCAGCAATAGATACATTTGGTGAACAAAAATTAAATGAATTATTTTTAGATGTAAAATCCAATTTAAATAAAACCTATCAAATTGTTGGAGGATCTACCAAAGGAGCAATTAAACCATCATTTCTTGGAAATCAAACTTTTGATGTAGTTGGAACTCCTACAACATCCACCAATAGGCAATCTCAGACTAATTTACCAGCTGCGTCTACTTTAGGAACACCATCAGGAGCTTCTGGTAGTACTAGTACATCTACTAATGGTAGTAGTACAGTCAGTTCTTTATTTGGTGGACTTTCTACGATACCTGGATTAAGCACTTCCGCAAATGAAAAAAATAAGTATGGAAGTGGGTCGGAAAAATTATTGATATACCCAACAGATTTAATAACAACACAACAAGATACACTACATATAACAGAATACAATTATAAATCACCTTCTGGATCAGAATTACTTGGAGGAAATCCTGGAAACATTCTATCTGGACTAACAAAAACTAGCGCAACAAAAGAATTTTTGGGAACGGTAATTCTACCAATTCCAAATAATGTAGCAGATAATAATAGTGTTGCGTGGGGTGCAGATACAATGAATAATCTTACTGCTGCAGCAACAGCACAAGTAATGGGAAATCTTGCATTATCAGGGCTTGGTGCTGCAGCAGGACAAGGTATGCAAGCATTAACTGGTTTTAATCCAACTCCTCTCGCATTATTGGCTGCAACAGTAAAAGATGCTGATTTAAATGATCCAGCAATCAAAGCCCAATTGGAATCGGCATTAGGAAGTTTAATACTAAAAGCAGGACAGTTTGATGTTCCTCCTGAAACAATTTTGGCAAGAGGTCTTGGTGTCGTTCCAAACTCAAACTTAGAATTATTATTCCAAGGTCCAACATTAAGAGAATTTAGTTTTGGATGGAGACTATCCCCAAGAAGTGAAAATGAAGCAAAAACAGTAAGAAAAATTATAAGAGTTTTTAAGCAAGGAATGGCAGCACGAAAGCTCAATTCTGGGGCAAGTGCTGGAACATCTGCAGCACTTTTGGGTACTCCGAACGTATTCAAACTTGAATATAAAATGGGAAATTCATCAATTCCTGGATTAAATAAATTCAAATTATGTGCATTAACAAACTGTTCTGTAAGTTATGCTCCAGATGGACAATGGGCAGCATATGAAGATGGACAGCCAGTATCGGTTACATTAGGTCTGTCCTTTACGGAAATAGAACCAATATTCGAAGGTGATTATCAAGAAAATATAACAGGAGAGCTATCAGGAAAAGCCGATTTATCACCAATAACAGCAGACGATATAGGATATTGATATGGCATACTTCAGAGAACTACCAAATTTAAAATACATTTCAGTATTTAAAGATAGAAATCTTATCAATGAATATACTGATGCAAAAAATTTATTTAAACGACCAAAACTTCGTGAAGATATAAAGGAAATAATCACTGCTTTTGAATATTATCAAATAATTGGAGACGAAAGAGCAGATCAAATAGCAGAGAAATATTATAGCAATTCCGAATTGGATTGGATTGTTTTAATTACAAATAATATAACAAACACAAATGAGCAATGGCCACTAGATAATGACTCTTTATATAAGTATATGTTGGATAAATATGGTTCAGATGAGAAAATACAAGAGATCCATCACTACGAGACTATTGAATTTAAAGATGAATTTGGCAGAGTATTGATTGAAGGTGGAATACAAGTAGATCCATCAAAATCGGAAGTAATAGAAACAAATGAAACTGATACTGAATATCAATTGAGTTCTTTCCCAAATTCAAAAGCAAATGAAATTATTAGTGTAAACTTAAACCAAATGGTAAAAGTTTACAGCAGGGGAAATTCAATACCAACCGAATATTATATAACAACTATAAATGTAAATACCTCAACTTTAAATTATATAAAGAGAGATTCTAATACTCTTGGTGAAGTATCCATATTAAATAGCTTAGCAAATTGGCCAAATAGTTGGGGGGGAATACTAAAGATAAAAACGAATAGTGGAGAGGATGTAAATATAACTATAGAAGATGTTATTTTAGATAACAAAGTGAGAATACCAGAAAGACTATATGAAATTACAGGTATTTTTGTTAATGGTACTCTAAAACCCCTATTCAAATTTACTAACGAAATTCTATGACAAAACCATTTCCAGGATTAAAAATATTCATTGAATCTGATGGGCAAACATTAGAATTCTTAGATAAGGATGGAAATATACAAACAATAAAGAATAAAACAGTAGCAATAACAAATTATGAATATGAAACAAGAAAAAATGACGAAAAGAGAAAAATTCTTCTATTGAAGCCAGAATATATCGGAGTATTTGTTTCTGATACTAGAAACATAATGACATACTCAGAATCAAGTCAATATGTAGATAATAAAACTAAAAAAGTTTATAATCCACGAACTATTGGCAAATAAAAAACCCGCAAAATCCTCATAAGAGAAAATTTTGCGGGAATTTTTTTCGACCCCTTTTTTATTTTAAAGGTCAATTTTGATTAGCAAGGGTAGTATTGAACTTCTTTGAATGTTCTAACATAAGGCTCAATTCTTCCATCACCAGAAATTACTTCTTCACGAAGAACTTCTCTTCTGCAATTACCATATACTCTTGGAGCATAGTACGAAGGAGCATAATAATATCCTCCTCTAAACGGTCTCCAAAACTGATTCCAAGTAATTGCCTCCACTGGGGAGGCAACGAAAATTGCAAGAAGAACAATCAGTGATTTCACGACTCAGCAAGTTTCTGGAAGTAAGAAAGAGCATCATCCTCATCTTCGTCATCACTATACTTAGAAGAAGGAACTTCTGCATCATCAAATGTAGATGAACGAGAGGACGAAGCAGTAGAAGTTTCACCACGACGCTCACGTTCCCACTCTTCCTCTTCGGCAACAACTTCTGGATCTTGGGTCTTAGGAACACCACGAAGACCAAGAGTGTAATCAAGACGCTTCTTCAGGTCTTCGTAAGACTTGAACTCTTTGGGATCGGTAAAGTCATTCAGGTTATTCAGAGACTTGTAGATACGTTCCAGTTCATCATCATCTCCATCAAGGAGAGGAGAAGGTGCTGCGAATTCAGACTTATCGTAGTTCCAATAACCATCTTTCTTGACAAGTTTCAGTTTGAAGTTAGCACCAGTCCAGAAATCAAAAGGATTGATGGGGGTTTCATCTTCAAACTCAGGTTGCATTGCAGCAAGAATTTTGTCATAGATTTTCTTGCCAAACTTATAGAGGAACACTTTGCCCTCATTATCGGGATTGGCAGGATCACGAACAACATAAATGTTTGCGTAATAGGAAAGTTTACGCTTCTGCTTACGTGCTTCTTCCTTATCACGGTCAGAACCAGAGTTCCACAGAACACGATTCTTTTCGCAAACAGGACATTGCTGACCAAGAGTGGTAAGGCAGTTGTCAATCAACCAACCACCAGGACCTTGGAATGCGTGAGACCATACTTGTGCCCAAGGTAGTTCACAACCTTCGGGGGCAGGGAGGAAACGGATAACTGCGGAACCTACACCGCTCTTATCCATTACAGGTTTCCAAAAACGGTCGTCATCTTTGGAACCACCATCATTCAGTTTTTCTACTTGTTTGATGAGTTTCTCGGTCAGGGAACCCATCTTGGATTGCTTTTTAAGATCAGCAAAAGACATTCGTATTCTCCGTATTAATTGTATTAGAAGTGTGTGCCGTATTGGTACGTATTAAGTCTAGCAGGAAGGAGGTCAGTCGTCAAGGGTTTTCTCAAGATACTCAATCTGAGATTCAAGAACTTTAAAAAATTCATCAACTGTCCCATTCTTACCCAACCCAAAAAGTTGAGCGGACTCAAGAATCCTCTCTTTCATTTCAACTGCTTCGGGATCATCAGAAAGAGACAACCTAAAAATAAACAGTTTTTGTTTTTCTAAAAACTGTCTCATTAATTCAAGATGTTCTTTCTTTCCATTTTTATCATAGAAAGAAAGATTCATAACTTGCTCAAAAAGTTTCTGTTGAATTTCATCAAGTTCCATTATAGATTCTCTGACTACTTCTGAATCAAAAAATCTACTCATAATACTATCTCCTTAAGAATTTGCTTGAATTTAGACTCATCAATATTTAGGAATGGTTTATATTTTTTAATTTTTAAACCTACGGTTTCCCACACTGGATCGGAAAGTTTTTTATCAAACTTTGAAGAGTAATTCAGTATAACATCCAGTATAACTAAAGTCTCCAATGAGACTGCTTTTTGTAAATATTTTTTAAGTAAGTCTGGATGCTGTCCGTTTTTACAATCAAACAAAGATTCAAAGTTGTCCTTTCTTATAAAAACTTCTGATTCAGTTTTAAACAAGTAAGATAAACTTTGAATCTTTTTTAACCAATCTGTATATACAGATTCTCCACCTCTAATAATTTCACCAATCCATAAATTTTGAGAATCACTACACTCTACAAAGTTAGCGACAAAATATGCTTTTATTTCATCATCTGTTTTTTGTCTAGACATTCTTTCAAAGAAATATCTATCTTTTCTCTTATGAAAAGAGTCCAGAGATGCTCTGGACTTTCCGCAATATTTAAAATAATCATAACTATCTTTTGTAAAGTGATTCTTTAATGCAAGATAGGTTTTATATGTTTCAAATGGGGTCACATTAAATATTTAAAATAGCACGACTTGTTTTCTTTAAGAAATTTAATTTTGTTGCCTCACACTTTATCTTTTCTTTCAACGGTTTTGATATTAATTTTGGAACCGTTTCAATTTCAATATTATTTTGTTCGCAATATTCTATAATTGCATCAATATAACTAATTTTTGAAATTTTTACAATATACTCTATGTCCTGTGCAAATTTTTGTGAACATAAAAATTTATCATTAATGATTGTTTTTACTTTACTTTCCATGTTACCCAACTCTACTTGAAACAAACTCTCTAATATATTGGGTGAGCAATTTGATGTATTTTTCTTTATTATACTCTTCATAGACAACGCATTCTCCATTTTCACATGCCATTATGATTACAAGTTTTTTGATGCTAATACCAGTCAGTTCGTAAAGCATACATCCATATGCCATACATTGAACAAAATAATGCTCAATCCATTCCACTGGTTTTGGTTTTTTGGACGTTTTAAAATCTATAATTGCAAGTTCCCCATTGTATTCTGCAATACAGTCAACTGTACCAGCAATACCCAATACTTTACTATAGAGAGAAGACTCTAAAGCATGAATATTATTTATATTATTTAATTTTGGTCTTGCAATTTTAAATAGATATTCTGATAAAGGTTGAACCTCTGGAAGATTTTCATTCTTTAACAGGTATTCAACTAGAGTATGCATATCAGTTCCACGACTAGTTGCTTGTCTAGTTATCTTATCTGCCTTCTCTTCTCCAATCTTTTTACGCCAATCTGCAAAAAACTGACGATTTTTATGGCTAGTAACAGAAGTAATTGAAACAAATCTGTGGACTTCATTTAGATCAGGTATTTTATAATACCTGACTCCATCAATAGTTTCTCTCTCTAACTTTGGTAAATCTAAGTTTACATGATTAAAAATGATCTCAGACATTCAACCCAGATTCCATTTTTGCAACGATATATTCCTTAACTAAACCAGAACGGACAATATCATCAATTCCAAATTCAATTATATCAAATGATGGCATTTTTTTCAAAATAGTCATAAAATCACTAATTCCATTTCTTTCATTTGTTTTGATTAAATCACTTTGTGTTGCATCTCCACAAAAAATAATTTTCGAATTCTCTCCAACACGAGTAATGATTGAATCTAATTCATGAAAGTTTAGATTCTGAAACTCATCAACAATAATAATTGAATTGTCAAGAGTAGTTCCTCTAACAAAAGATGTGCTCCAAAACTTAATTGTTTCTTGTTGCTTTAGATTGCCATAAAGCATTTCAAAATCGGTCTCAGTTGGAAGTTGGAACATATACTTAACCATGTTCTTATATGGTATTTGATATATGTCTGCTTTATCGTCATGGTCCCCAGGAAGAAAACCAATTTCTCTTGTAGCAACTAAAGAACGAACGATATAAATTTGCTCAAATGGAGTTATCTCATTAAGAACTTCTTTAATTGAATTATAAAGACTAATAAATGTTTTTCCAGTTCCAGCAGCACCATATGCCACTAAATGCTTTCCCTCAGAGTATGATTGGAATAACTTTTTTTGATTTTCTGTTAATGGTTCAATATCAATGAGAAGTTCTGCACTAATTGGCTTTCTTCTCTTCATTTGTCTAGCAGTCATCCCAACACCAATTGGGTGATTATCATTACTTCTTTTTCTTCTTGCCATTAATTTTTCCTCACAGTAGCACCGGGCATCTTAGATGCTCTAGTTAAAACTTCATTCCATCCTGGTTTTGATTTTGAAAGTTTGTCTTTCCATTCACCAACTTCGCCACTTCCTGGACAAGTTGCTGGGTCTGACCAATCTCTATCCCAATCAGGATTTTCTTTTTTCCACTGGTCCCATTCGTGAACACTCATCGTCACTTCTTTTTGTTCACCAGTTTCTTTATGAATAACGGGGTATGTTGCCATATGTTATGAAATAACGATAAAAATATTTATTCGATGGTAATGGATGGCGCATCAGAGCATTCTGGGCAATTCACTCTTTCCCAACCAAGTGCTTTAGCAATATCAGGGAACTGACAGATAAAGATGCAACGTGCTGCCTCTGCGATGTCCATATGCTCCTTCTGGGTGCCATGAGCAGATCGTAGATCAATATAATGGATCCATGACCTTACAGAGCCCTTCATATAAATCCTGGTGGGGGTTGCGAGTGGAAGCACAAACCTTGCACATTCCTTTGCAACTCCTTTCTCAAGCATTTTATCATAGAGACGTTGTGCTTCTTCAAAATGCTGCTCAATCATACCCTCAAACTTTTCTTTGGTGTGTTCATCCAAATCATTCGTTGAGTTCTGACGATTCTTTTCATCCTGCCTGCGAAGTTCAGGAACCTCAGGAAGATCAGTCAGAAGTTTTGTATCTGCATATCGTTGTGAAAATTCCTGAAATGTGAAGCTCCTATGACGAAGCACTTGTGCTGCGATACCACGAGTTGTATTAATTTCAAGGGTCATATCTGCTTGCTCAAAGATAGACCAATGATTTTGCTTAATGCAATACTTAAGAAGTCCGGCAGCAGTATCAAATTTAAGTTGATTACTGGGATTACTTACACGAGCAGTATAAGTAATCACTTCTTGTGCAGATTTTCCTGCAAGTTCTCCTGCTCCTTGAGTAACAGAAATCAGTTTAGCAATAGGTTTAGTCTGGGTATCCATCGTCATCTCCGTCATAAAAAACTTCATCGTAATCCATTATTGTTGGTTTTTCTAATTTTGGTCTTTTATAAGAATCCACATCAGAATAAATTTCTGATTTTAAAGAATCAACCAAAAGTTCTAGATTACGGACAATTAATTTGAGTTTGTCTTTGTCCATAAGAAAGGTACTTTCTCAAATCATTTTACATAAAAAAAGAGAGGAAGTCAATGTTTCCTCTCTAACTTTTTTTATTGTAAATTGGTTCTATACTTAGAATTTTTTCAAACCATTCTCGCAAATGCACTCTATAACAAGACCAATATTTGCATCCCCTATATGTTAGTTGATAACAAGCAGGTGGTCTGTTATCTTTATCCATATCATCCGAATGGTAGTGATAGTCCATCACTTATATAACCATTGGATATATGCTGATAGTAAAATTATTGTTAATCCAAGAGTAGCAGTAGATGAAACAATAAATTGGAGCATTATTTTGCTCCTACATTTGCAAGAAGTGCTTGATGACGACGTTGCTCTTTTTGCTTTTGTTCTTTAATAAGTTGAAGCACATTAAGTTTTTGCATCACTTGTGTCCCTCCTTAGTAAACTTAACACCACGATAGGTTTCATTATACTGTTGAGGTTGTTGCATCATTTGTTGTTGATACTCCAAACGTTTCTGGGTATCATATTCGATGCCACGATATACTACTTTAGCCATGAGGATTCCTCCAAAGAAATGAGATTTTTAGGTCCCGTTCCTTCGGGCGGTTTGCGTCCCATTGGGATGAACGTTCCGTTCCGCCGTCCTACTTGCGTCAGAGTTTTCTCTGATGAACGTAAGGTCATACTAGACCTATTGCAGTATATAGTCAAGTAGTTTTGTAAAGTTTGATACAATATTTACAAAACTACTTATTTTTCTTTTTATCCATCTGCATCACCTGATACAAAGGAGTCTTTTGAAACTTTTTAATTTTCTTATATTCTTTTATTACTTTTTTTAGTTCGTTTTGATTAATAGTCAATCCAAGTTTCTCTTCAAATTCTTTTTTTAATTCATCTCTAAAAATACTTTCAAAATTTTCACTCATTTTTTCTTTTTAGACTCCTTTACTTGAACACCCCAAAGTTTGGGATTTACTCTACCTTCACTTTGTTTAAAATTTTTTAAACCTTCTCTATATTTGTCCCAATAGTAATCAAAGATATCTATTCTTTTATTACAGATAACAATGTCATACTTTTTAACCCCATCATCTTCATAATCAACTAGATATGCAGTGTATGGTAAACTACGATCATTCGCAAGTTCTGGATCACAGTCCTGATGGAGAATTTTTAGCATTAACTCCTACCTCCCCAAGTAATATCAGGATATGCTTCCGCAACAATTTCTTTTGTAATTTTATACCTTTCTTGGAGTCTTTTATCTTTACATAAACAAATAATCTCTGCTTCCAAAGGATGCATACCCTCAAGAAGATTAATAAAAATATTTTCTCTTCGTAGAGAACTTAAAGAATCATTGCCACCTTTAATAAAATTATAAAACTTAGTGTACTCTGTTCTAATTGCTGTATGTTTTTGATCAGATGCTCCAATAGAATTAGAACTCAAATCCCCCATGGTATCAACTGCTTGCTGAATTCTTTCAGTCATAGTTGAAGTCTTAAAATCATTATCACCAAAATAAGGAACTTCACCTGGGGGAAGCATTGAAATCACACTTTCATCAAAGTTCCAAATAAAAATTGCCTTCAAAGAATCGTGTTCATATTCTCTGAGAATCTCTACTTTTTTTACATTACTTCTTTGTTTAGAAGCAAGTTGAAGTACTTCAAATGCAAATGGTTTTGGTGGCAACTTTACTGTTTTTGGTTCAGTCTTCGTCTTCGTCTTCGTCGTAGTCGTCATAGCTATTTTCAAATCGTACTGCTATTATTTCGTCTGGAATTACATTTCCATTATTATCGAACATTTCTGGATGAGTATATACTTGCAATTGCTGTGTACTATACACATGTTGTTTTGTTAGCCAACCAATCACTCCACCAACCAATAAAAATAAAAATGAAACCAAAGAAAAAATTGTGAGTTCTGCTGCTAACATTGTTCTTCCTCCGAGAGAGTTATTTCTACTTCACCGTAAAATTAAATTCTATTTTTATTTCTCTCTTAAGGAGAGAAACTGTTTTACAAAAACTAAAAATTTTTTTTTCATTAGTTTTTGGAATTTCTTTTTCCCTCCTATTTCGAAGCATTAGTTCAATACCACGATTTATTTCTGTAGTATTTGAATTATTTATAGGTGCCATTCAAATTAAATTATTTTCAGAAAGATACTTAACAGTATCTACACAACCACCTAACTTTGTTTCATCAACAATAACTTGTGGAAAAGTAGACCCCTCCCCAAACTCTGCATAAAACTCATCTTTAGTGAAGTCTTCATCCAATTCATATACTACATGTTCAAAATTTCTTTGTTCTAAAACTGCTTTTATTTTAGAACAAAATGGACATCCTTCTTTACTATAAACTGTAAATTTCATAACTGTATATCAAAAAACTTTATTTTTTCTTGGTTTATATCTATACAAATTTAATTCTTGTGTAAGTAATTGCCTTTGCCAATTGATTATAGCATTATATCTCTCTTCTGTAAAGAATTTTTGTCTAGTAAACCACTGCTCCCATTGTTCATGCCCCTTTGATCTATTGCATTTTACGCAACAACAGATCACATTAGTTATATGATCATTGCCACCCTTCATCTGTGGAATGATGTGGTCTATAGATAATTCTTCTGTTTTAGTTCCACAATAGGCACATGTATTATTCCATTTTTCTTTTATTGAATTCCTCCACATTTTTTTTGCTTCTGTTGGAGAGCAAGTGTGCATATGAAACAAAAAATCTTGAGGGGAATTTAGTATTTCCATAAAATACTTTCTTTTTTTT